TTGCATCTTCACCTTTGTATATAGAATCATAATACGATTGTGGTACACCTGTATTAGGTTGTCCTCTACTATTTTTTGTAGCATAATTAGGATCTTGAAAATAGTATCTAAAATACGATTCCCAAAGAAGTGTAGTTAGCCCGGCCATATCGTCGTGAAAACTCATCTGTATTGGTTCGTATCTAATTCGCGTTTGTACTAATTTTTTTCTATTGTACTGATTTTTTTCATCTACTTCTACATTGTAACGTGGCAAATCAACACTTTCAACAAGTAAATTAAATTCTCTTTTGTTTAGAAGACTTTGTACAGTTCTTCCTAAACTAGCTAATGCGTTTTGATTAACATCAAATACTACATGGTAAAGAAATTTAGTTTTTGGACTCAAACGCATATTGTTGCGAATGTATAGTGCATCCGCATGTGCAAAATCTGCTAAGGTACCAGCTCTACTGTTGTTATCAAAAAAAGGTGTAAACTTCGACATAATGTATTTATCTCACTGTATAAAGTGCGTATATTAACAAAAAAGGAGCCCTTCGGCTCCTCTGATGTATAATGGCAATCTTAGTTATTATTAACCAGTTGCTGTTGTGCCTGCGTTGCTTAGAGAACGCTTCTGCTTTGTACCGTTGATTCCAACGCCGATACCTAGCTGTACAGCATTGTCATATTGTATAGTTAATGTAACTGTTGCTGCATCATTGTTTGCATATGCAAGTGAACCGTATTCTACGTTTGTTAAGAAGCAACCGTATAGTTCCCAAGTTTCAAGTACACCCGGTGTGTTAGCACCGTTGCCACCGTCTAGTATTTCAATGCGTTCTACGAACTTATAATCAATACCACTTGCAGCACTTGCTTGCTCAAAGAAGTCAAATTGTTTCTGTAGTTGTTCACCAACCATTTTTTGTACACTTCCGTTTACATCGTCGCGTAGTGTAATGTTTACAGTATTCCATGTGTGCTTGCCTGCAAGGTGCACTTTAGAGTTGTAAACCTCAAGAACAATTGGATCAAATTGTAGTGTCGGTCTTCCTGCATCAATAACTTGTTTTGTTAGTTCTTGAGTTTCTTTTGAAACACCGAAGTTTTCTAAAGTAACACGGAAGCGATACTGTAGCTTTGGCATCAGCAGGCCTTGGCTGCTTGAGCTACTGTCATTCGCTAATGGTACTGTTAAATTTAGTAGAGTTGAGATTGCCATCTAATTATTTCTCCTTAATACACAAGTATTTATCATTTGTAGGGGGTTTTTATTTTACCCCCTACTTTATGATATTAAAGACCTGAGATCTCTCCTGTATTTTTCAAGCGTAGTGGAATGTAAATAAATTCTACTGCTTTTACTGGTTCGATTGCAATATCAACGTACAGTTCGTTTCTATCAATTCTAGCTGGAGTATTGTTTGTTTCATCACATACAACTAAGAAGTCATATAGTGCTCTTAGTCCAACTAGTTCGACCATTAGGCTTTCAACCTGTTGTTTGATTTCATCACGTGTAATTTTATCGTTTGGTTCAAACAAATATGGTTTTGCTAGACTGTTTAACTGGCTTCTTAAATATACAACCAATCTTGCTACGTTTACTCTGTCTAGCGCACTTGCATTTCTTGCACGAGTCTTTTGACCAAACACTGTTAAACCTGCTCCTGTTAGGAATGTAATTGGGTTAACGTTGTTTGCATATAGTGTGTCTCTTTGACCTTCGTTAAGTGCAACACTTACAAATTCACCTTCGCTGCTAATGTAGCCAGTTGCAGTTGCGTTAGTTACACCACCGCGTCTTGTACCTGCTGGAGCAAACCATGGATACGCAACTTGGTCGTTTAGTGCAATAGTACGTAGTACCATGTGGCTTGGAGGAACAACTACATTGTTACCTGCATTATCACTTGTAAAGCCACTTGGATAATAAACGCCTAAGTACTCATCTCTGCTTACTAGACCATCATCGTTGTCTTCAACTGCTAGTGCTACGTTAGTTGCCCACTGACTTAATGAAGTTGCATCAGGTGTTAAACGGAACGGACTATCGCCTACAATAAATGCTGTTAAGCCTCTATCGTAGTTTAGTGTAACCATCTCGCCAATTAGTTCTGGATAACCTGGAGTTGCCATTAAGTTAAACAAACGTGTTTCGTTGTCGCGAATATCTTCGTTGCTGTTTAGCATTGCTTGTAGTGATTGTACAATAACTTTACGTTGTGCTTTACGTCCGAAGCTACCTTTGCCATCTGCATCATTAGCTGATTCAGTTACCCAACGGTGTGGATAATAGTTTGTCATTGCTTCGCCACTATTAAAGCGTTCGTTGTCTGCATTTACATCAATGTAGTTACGCTCAAAACGCTTGACGTTAAATCCGCTTCTGCGTAGGTTCCATAACAACATACCTTTTGGATATAGTGCTGGATCTGGTGCATCTGGATCTAAATAATCGCTTACAAGTAGATCTGCAATATCGCCTGCTTCGTCACTGTTTGCGCCTGCTGTGTTATAACGTGCATCTGCAAATAGTATACCATTTTCAGTAGTTTGATCACTTGTATCTACTTCTACCCATGGATTTGAACCAGCTGCTGCAATTATACTATTGTAAACGTATACAGTTGGATAATTTTCAAGATCTGCTGTGCTTACCCAAATATCACCAGTAACTAGAGCGCTACCGTCTGACTGTTCAGTTGGCTCGCTTGCTGCTACAATAGGGCCTGCTGGATCTGCACCTGGATAACCGTTGGTAGCATCGTGATAACCTACCCATGTAGTACCATTGTGAATCATAATGTCAACTTCGTCTACAATGCTGCTATACCACAATGCGCCGTCTGCTGCAATAGCTGTCGGTGCGTCATTGCTTGATGTATAAACCAATGGCTTCCAAAGACTTACTCTGTATTGGTTTCCGCCTTCGCTGTAGTAGTTTGCAGTAGGAGTTGTACCAGCTGTTGTAAATCCAATATCGCCTAGTATTCCATCTTGGTCAACTAGTATAATATCGCCGCCTAATTTGTGTGTAATTACAACACGGTTTTGGCTATCAACACTTGCTGTTACATTTACAAATCCTGCATCGTTAAATGCTTTTGCAATAACGTCTGCATCTGTTGCTAAACCTGTTGCAGTAATGCTTACAGTTGCAGCACTTGTTAGGTTAGTATCGCCTTTTAATGTTTCCTGAACATACACTTCGTATGTGCCAGATGTTACTGTTGCAGCCGCTACTTTTGAACTAGTAATAGTTGTTGCGCCGGTTGCAGCACGTCTAAAGATTTTAAAGTCTACTACTGGAGCATCTGCGTTACCAGCACTTAATGCTGCATCTAAATTTGATTGTACATAAAGATCGCCTTGTACAAGACCTGTACCACCGTTTGCTCTATCTAAATCATATATTGCAGTTTGGTTGTTTGGAGCAATTGGTGCATCTGATGATACCCAAGTTTCTGTTGACGAACTCCATGAACTTACTCTCCAACGAGCACCTGCATTTGGTTCAGTTGTTTTAACCCAAATACTTCCTGTTGGTCTGCCGTATACTGTACTTGTATTGTCTGTTCTTTTAAATGTAGGTACGCTTGTGTGTTTGCTGATTTGCAGTGACGGTGCAAGGTATGTACCGTCGGCAATTCCTACTTTATCAAGTGGCGTTCCTGTACCATCTGTTAATGTAATCTGATCGTGTAAATCGCCGTTTGTATATAGGCTTAGTACACCGTCAACTATGTTTGCATAAATGCCGCTAGCATTAGCTGCTGTGTTAATATCGGCTGCTAGTGAAACAAGTGTACTACCTGTTGTAGTAACTGTAATATTTGCACTGTCAGGTGTTCCGATTACAAAATCTTGCGATGATGCTAAACCAGAGCCATTTGAAGTAGATGATACCATTGGCCAACTTAGCTTCCATTCTTGGCTACCAACTTGTACCCAATCGCCTGCTGCAACACCTGCACTAGTGTTACCTGAAGTTTTGTACCATAGTCTAATTACATTGCTAACTGCGGTAATGGCATATTCACCGATAGCGCCGACACTGCCTTTTGGAGTAAATGGTGAACTTCCACTAGTTTGTGTCGAATCTGTAATAATAGTAGGAGATTTTGAAGTAAACGTTTGACCGCCTGTTGTGCTAATTGCAGCACTATTCCAATCAAAAATACCCCAACCTGTGCTTTGTGTATCTAACCAATATGTTCCGTTTGCTGGATTATCTGCGGTTGCAGTTGCACTAGCACTTAGAGACGACAAATCAATGTCTGCACGAACAACGTATGCTCTGTTGCTTACACCTAAATATGAATATGCTGCTTGCAATCCATATTCATTTTGTTCGCCACCGTTAATTGGGTTGTTGTTTGCATCTGTATAAAAAGTTGGATCGCCAAATGTTTCTACAAGATCTCTCTGCGAAGTTAACAAATATACTTTACCAGCATTTGCTGCTAGTGTGCCTGGTGCAATTCCTGTGCCTGCACCGTTTTGTTTATTTTCGGCTGTTGCTACAAAAATAATAGGGGTTGTTCCTGGCTCAGCTGGAGTGTAGAAACTCTCATCAATAACTGAAACCTGAACGCCTGGTGATACTAATGCCATTTTAATTCTCTCCTATGGATCATCTGTTATTACTATTATTTAGCTGATCTGTGGAGAAAATACGGTTTAACGGACCATTAACACTACAGTTTATGAATATAATTCATTAATTGGTCAATATTGAACTTAAGATCTTCTAATGATCCATTATTATCAATAGTAAAATCTGCCATCCATTGTTCTAGGCTCATTGAGTCGTTTGATTCGGGAGGAAGGTGCATACTGCGGTCAACCCAAATAGCATAATCAAATACACCAGTGTTTTGCATTGCAAAGAATTCACGCTTGTTGCGTAGCCCACAATAGATATCGTAGGCTTTAAACATTTCTCTGCCTAGAGTCGCTGCATCAGGTACATTATAATTGCAGATAGCATCATACCATTCTGCTCGGTGATTATGCCGGTCAGCGTAGCACTGTTCTTCATTATCGTATCCATATTTGTCCTTTAACTGCTCGTAGATAAACAACTTGGAGCAGAATTGCGAACTGCTCTCAAAACTATAACCATACTTATCGCGTAGTATTTCACAGACAGTATCTTTGCCATGTCTGCCGTGGCCAATAACTAACAAATTTTTCTTCATATTGCTATATTATAATAAAATTACACAGTTGTCAACCACACATTGTTTGTTCCAACATCGTAATTTTGAATTACTTCGTTTACAGCACGATTAACACCAGGAAAATCAATGTCGTGTCCAGTTAGCCAGCCGCCTAGTTTGAGCTTAGGTTTGTATGCTGCAATATCTTTTTTAACCCATTCATAACTGTGATCGGCATCTATAAACACAAGATCAAGGTGTGCATTTGGTATGCTGTTTGCGCCGTCTACACTTAGTGCTTCGATGGGTATTAATCTGTTGCCATACTTTGCTTTTATATTATTATTATAAAAACCTGTAATGCTTTTGTCAATGGCATATATTACAAGTTCAGGATTTTGATCTAACAAATGAAAAGTAGTACGACCATCTCGTACTCCAACTTCTGCCATAACTTTAATGTTGTTTTGTTTTATAAACCAATTAAGAAAATGACGTCTATTAGCTTTGCCTGTATATTCTACAGTTTGTTGTACTGGTATTCTAGGTCCCTTAGCCAATTAAGAATCCGTATCCTACGCCGCCTGCTGTTGCTAGATCAAGTTCTTTTTCTAGTTTTTCCATTTCGGTTTGTGCCTCTACTTTTAAACTATCACCGTTCAATGTTGTGCCTCCGCCAGGTCCAACAATAGTGCTAAACTTGCTACGTGCTTCACCTAACATATATTTGCAGTTTGCTAGTGTATAATCTTTGATCCACTGATTTGCTTTATAATCGTTTAGTAGCTCAAAGTCTGGACGATAATTATAGCAATATAACAACACTTCTTCGTTTGCTCTAGGACGCTGTAAAATAGTTAATTTTTTGTTTGAAGTATTCCATACAAATTCAACAAAACTGCCAAACATACGTCCAACAAGTTCTTGTTGCTGTGCAAAGAAATCGTAGGTTGCTAAACCACCAATGCCGCTTCCTGCTAACAAATATGTGTTTGTATATGCAAGGTTAAACGGTTCAAACAAACTACCACCTAAGTTTGATCCAGACGGATAAAGACTAACGTTAACTATATCGTTTGCATTAAGAGGAGATATCATTGTGAGTTGACGTTTTGTACTATCTTCACTATAATTAGTTGTAACAGCATTATTAACATATACTTCTATTCTAGCAACTGAAGTAAAGTTATAGTTTATATCTAAAACAGTTTGTCCAGCAGTTGCCGTAATAGTTTGAGTATATATTGGATTACCTGATCCAGTGTTTCCAAGCCCGCCAAGTCTACTGCCTACATTGCGTCTATAAACCTGCCTAACTTCGATAATTTCCCCTGGTAATGTATATTCGTTTACATCAGGATCTAATGCTAAAGTAATATAACTTTCTTCAACTGAGTTTTCGCTGCGCTGTCTATACCTGTTAAACGCCTTGCGAAGTGCAGTTTCGTAATGTATAGGATCTAGCTCAACATCGATCATACCTCCACCTAAGAAGGTGTTTACATAGTCATAAATCTCTTGGAATCTAGTAGTGTTATTGGCCATAATTTGTCTCCAATAGTATTTATGCTAAATATACATATGCCAAGACTTAGTTTATACAGACCAGAAAAAAGCAAAGATTATGATTTCATGGATAAAGTTATCTATGAACAATTCACTATAGGTGGAACAGATGTTTTAATACACAAATATCTAGGTCCTAAGATTACAAATTCTGAAAAAGCAACAGCAGAGCAACCTGTCTATGATGCTGTAAAAGAAACAAACATTCAAGATTTGCTGTTTTTAGAAAATCGTGATAGAAAATATGAATCCGATATCTATACGATCAGAGGTCATTATAACTTACAAGATACCGATTTTGATCTAAGTCAATTTGGTTTATTTTTACAAAACGATACAATATTTTTAACAGTACATCTTAATAGCAGTGTAAAAACTATTGGTAGAAAATTAATGTCAGGCGATGTACTTGAATTGCCGCACATGAAAGACGAATATGCTGCTAATGATTACAACATAGCTCTTAAGAGGTTTTATGTTATTGAAGATGTTACAAGAGCTGCCGAAGGGTTTAGTCAAACTTGGTATCCACATCTGTATAGATTAAAGTGCAAACAAATAATGGATTCACAAGAATACAAAGACATTTTAGATTTACCAGCAGAAGAAGGTAGTGCAAATACACTTCGAGATGTACTCAGTACATATGAAAAAGAAATGCAAATTAACGAAGCAATTATTGCACAAGCAGAAGACTATGCAAAGGCAAGCGGTTATGAAACTACACAATTTTTTACAGTTAGTGTATTAGACAACGGCGAAGTTGCTATTGTTAGTACAGATTACGATAGTTTACTATCAGATGGAACAATTACAGTTGATACAGTATTTTCTTCTCCGGATAACACTGGTTATAAAGGATACTTAGTCGGCGATGGGTTTCCGCCAAATGGTGCGCCTTATGGAGTTGGAAGCGGGTTTCCGTCAGCACCGTCAGATGGCGACTATTTTTTAAGAATTGATTTATTGCCAAATAGGCTGTTTAGATTTGATGGTAACAACTGGAAAAAAGTTGAGGATGCTGTGCGTCAAACTCTAACTAATAATAATGATAGACAAACACAAAAGGGCACGTTTATTAACAACACAACAGTTAATACAATACTTGGTGAAGAAGTTACCGAAAGACAAGCTCTTAGCAAGGCTTTAAAAATTAAGGCGGATAATTAATGCAATATTTTTATGATGGACAGATACGTAGATATCTAACACAGATTGTTAGAGCCTTTAGTAATTTTTCATATCAAGACGGCGATGGCGATGTACGTACTGTTCCAGTAATGTACGGAGATATTACTCGACAGGTTGCTAGTATAATCCGTGATAACAGTGAAAACAAACTTCCAAGTGCTCCTCGCATGGGAGTGTATATTACTGGGTTGCAAATGGACAGAGCAAGACTAAGCGATAGCAGTTACGTTAGTAAAATTAATCTCAAGGATCGCACATTTGATGCTACTACTAATACCTATGATACATCACAAGCAAAAGGATATACTGTAGAAAGATTGCATCCTACACCGTATACATTAAGTGTTAATATTGATGTGTGGAGCACAAGTACTGATCAAAAACTACAAATATTAGAACAAATTTTTATGTTGTTCAATCCTGACTTAGAATTTCAAACCACAGACAACTACATAGACTGGACAAGTTTAAGTGTACTACAATTAGAGAATATTAACTTTAGTAGTAGAACTATACCTAGTGGCACAGAAACAGAAATCGATGTTGCAACATTAGGGTTTGTTGCTCCAATTTATATTTCACCTCCTGTTAAAGTTAAAAAGCTCGGAGTTATTACAGACATTATTACAAGTGTTTTTAACAACGAGCAAGGTACTATTAATCTTGAAGGATTTAATCCTCCAACTGATGGCAAAGCATGGAGTGCTAACGGTGTTACAGTATTACCAGATGGAACTGTTGTCAACGAAAACGGTGTAACAATTAGTTCAACTGTGAGCAGCGGTAACGGAAGATTAGATTTAGCCAATCCAATAATTTCAAGTTATAGAAACTTTGATATCACTGTTCAAAACGGTATAGCAAAACTTGTTCTAAATAAAAAATTACGTCTCGGTGAAATTAACTGGCTTAATGTTTTAGAAGCAGAAGCACCTGCAAAATATCAAAATGGTATCAGTCAAGTTAAATTATATCGTGCAGAACTAGGAACTCCTATTGTAGGAACATTTACTGTAGGCACTGATAAAATTGATATGTTAATATCTTATGACGTTGATACTTTGCCTAGCGACACTATTATTGAAGGCCCTGTTAGACAAAACGGTAGCATTGATTATGTAATCAATCCAATAACTTGGAACCCAACGTCAATAAAAGTACCAGGAACAAGAGCGTTATTAACAGGACCAATCGGCGGCAAAGTAGAAAGAAAGTTTACACAAACTGAAAAAACTACTAGAATAGACACTGATGTTGATTACACTATAATTTATAGTCATCAAGTATTTGTTGATGGCGTGCCTGTAGCAACTACTGCTAGAAATATTGATGACAAATATGTTATTGATTTTGCCGTAGCACAAGATATTGATAGCAGTATTAGGTACGAGCTGTATTTAAACGAAGACGGTGCCGATGCTTGGAAAAACACAGACACTACCGATTTTGTTGCAGATGCAAATGACATTGTAGAATGGGACGGTAATAACTGGCATGTAGTATTTGATGCATCAGAAAATTCTGCATTAACTTATGTTACAAATCTTAATACAAACCAACAATTATATTGGAATAATTATTATTGGCAAGCAAGTATTGACGGATACTATCCAAGAGGTACTTGGGAACTTGTACTTTAATAATAATTATTTGTATGAATAAAATTATTTGTAGCGGCGCATTATTTTATAGTTTAGACACAAAAAGATTTTTACTTTTGCACAGAGCACAAGGAAAAAAAGGAAACCTATGGGGATTAGTTGGTGGTACCAACGAAGAATGTGAAACTCCATGGGAAGGATTAAAAAGAGAAATAGACGAAGAAGTTGGTACAGTTGTAATTAAAAAAACTGTGCCATTAGAAACATTTATTAGCAATGATGATCATTTTCATTTTCACACATACCTATGTGTTGTAGAAAAAGAATTTATGCCCAATCTTAATCACGAACACAACGGATATGCATGGGTTAGTTTTGGAAACTGGCCAAAGCCGTTGCATTACGGATTAAACAATACGCTAAAAAGCAAAACAAATACACAAAAATTAGAAACTGTTATTCGTTTAGTGGATATGATGATCGATTAAATTGTTCTTGTAACCAATTGAAATCATTGATCTTTTTAAGAGCATCTAATTTACCTTTGTTACGTTCACCGTATTCACGTCCTAGTATAGCACCGGCAATAGCATATTCACCAAACGGCTTATCTGCACCTTTTGTACACCATGCATTTAATCTAAACTCAGTTTCTTCTTCGTTCTGACGATCAATAGTACGACTAGCAAGTTTCACACATTCTCTGAACCCGCTGCGCCATGCACTAAACGGATCTGTATTAAATGCAGTTTTGTTGCTCATTTCTGCTATAGCCTTAAAGTTTTTGCTAATACTAGTAGTCATATCTGCACTATTAACATCTACATTTCTTGTTAAATCGGTTGGCAATAATTTAACTCCACCGTATCCGTATACTAAACTGTTAACTGGATTATAACTACGCCATACATAAACTGTGCTGCGTCCATCAACATCGTAACGTGCAATTTGATAATCAAAATTAAAAGTATCTAGTATTTCTGCATCTCCGTCGACTACCCAAAACATTTCTGTGTCGCACAATTTTGCTGCTTCGATATGAGCTTGATGAATACCTTTTACACGGTCAACACGTTTAACATCGGGATAACGCTGTTTTAATAATTCATAATTTTCATCTGCATTTGTCTCGCCGTTGCTAATAAACACAATGTCATACGGCTTAGGAACACTTGCAACTTCTTCGTATTCTTTTTTAACTGCAAAAAAACGATATTCAATTTCTCGTTGACTTAATGGCTTGTGTTTTGTTGTTAAACTAATGCCGTCAAAGTACTCGCCGTTTTTCCAAACATGATTTATTTTACGTTCGTATTGATTGTGATAGCTAACATAAAAGTTCCAATCAAAATTTGAATCAACTTCTATGTTGTCGTTGATCATAAAAAACATTTCGTTGTCAGTTTTATCTAAAGCAGTTTGATAATCATTAAAATTGTTAACTGTAAACACTGGATAGGATTTAGGAGTACTTGCAACAATATCCCATTCTTTTTTCTTAATATAAAATCTGTGTTCAACTTCTTTTTCACTAACAAGTAAATGCCTGCTAAACAGTACAATGCCATCTCTATGTTCGCCATTTAAAAACACATGATTTATTTCTCTATCGTATCTGTTGTGATGACTAAAGTATAAATCAAAATTAAAATCTTCTGCAACATTTACATCACTTGGTACACCCCAAAACAATTCGCTTGTGGTATTATACAATGCATCTGTATAATCTTCGTAGCTGTTTATTGTAAATTTATCATAGGGTTTTGGTTGACTTGCAATTACATCATGTTCTTTTTTGTCAAGATAAAATCTATGCTCAATTTCTTTTTTGGTTATTTCAATGCTAGTGCTATAAAGAACAATTCCATCATAGCTGTCTCTATTTAAAAATACATGCGTAGTGTTTCTGTCTAATACATTTGATTCGTCAAAATAATTGTCCCATTTAAAATCATCACAAGGAATTACATCGCTAGGAATTCCCCAAAACATATTTGTTGTACTGTATTTTAATGCTTCTAAATAATCATCGTATGTGTTAATAGTAAATTGTTCAAACCTTTTACTTTGACTTACAACTTTTTCGTGTTCAATTCTATTTGCTAAAAATCTGTATTCAATTTCTTTTTGTGTAACAGGTGCATGTTTACTGTACAATACAACACCGTCATATTTGTTGCCATTTAACCACACGTGATTGTTTTTTCTTAATTGGCTTTGATGGTTGATATAAAAATCAAACACACTATTGTCAGTTATTTCAATATCTTGCGGCACGCCCCAAAACAGTTCTGTTGTAGTTTTTTCTAATGCTTCTAAATATTGTTCGTAATTGTTTATTTCAAAAGAATCATATTGACGTGGCTTACTGGCCATTATTCGTATTTCTTTTTTCTTAACAAAAAATCTGTGATCTAATTCTTTTGCAGTTGGGGTATAATTTTTAGGAACAAGTACAACGCCATCAAGTTGATCAATATCGCCGTTGCCAAATGCATGTACAAAATCTAAACTCCATTCGTCAGGATCGTAACTAAATTTAAATGTATCACGTACTAGTACATCATCATACACAAGCCAAAACATATCTGTGTTGCTGCGTTCTTGGGCTTGATTAAAAGTATCTACAACTTGTAAATCTGGAAATCTTTTTATTAGTTGACTGTGGCTTGTTCTGTCATCGCCTATGTAAAAAATATCAAAGCGTTCTTTGCCCTTGTAAACATCATAGTCGCCGCAAATATAACTGTGTTTATTAACAGCATATTCGCCAAACGCTGTTGGAACAAGTTTAACTTTATCCCAGCATTTAATCTGTCTGCTTTTTTTAAACACATACGGAAACGAATGTATTGCTTTGGGCTCATCTTGCTTAGGTTTAAAATACCACGGAAAGCTATCATAAACTTTAATACTAGGATCAACTACCCAAACATATTCTGCTTTACCGTCCCAATTCCAAACTTCGTTTATGTCATGCACAACTGGATATTTTTCAAAGATATGATTTTTTAAAAAATCTTGTCCGTTGTGTACGTGGGTGCCAAATCTTTCAAATCTGTCAATAGCTCTCATAATACGTTTGCCTTAATTCCAAAATGTGCTAATTTTATATCTGCATCTACATAAACGTCTATTCCGTGATGCATTGCTTGATTACAAAAATATATATCTTCGCCGCCGAAATTATCTAAATCTTTGTTGTATTCGTGACTATACCAAGGCTTTGGTAGTTCTTGGTATACTTGTGCTTTTACAAGCATACATCCCATACCAACTGCCCATACACGATGTAACCCGGTTTTAGACTCTAATCGTGCATCGATGTTTTTTGAATCTGTAAATGCTACGCTTCGATAGGGTGCATACCGTGTGCTGTAATTTGCTGCAACAATGTCTTTATTGTGAGAATTTAATTTTTCAAAAACAGTTGGTGGAAAGTGCATATCGCTATCTAGCCAAAGTAAATGAGTGGCATTATTTTCTAATGCTTCATTTGCTAATCTAATACGTGATTCGGCAATAACACTTCCACAAACTATATGCAAATCAAAACTAATATTGTGTTTTGTTAATCTGTTTGTAAAATAACAAAGACTACGAGCAAAGCCGGTATGCACCTGATCTCTTGCAGGCACACAAATTCCTAAATGCATATTACACCATTGTGTTTGGTAATGTTGCTGCGTTTAAATCTTTTTCGGCTTCAACAGTTAGTTGATTCCAGTTACGTGCTGAACTAGTTGCTACTTTAACAGCAGCTTGAAAATCTTCAGCACTTAGGTTTGACATTTTAAGCATGTTTTCGGGTTGTACTTTGCCTAATGTTAATAGGTCTGCGCCTGCTGCACGACCAAATGTTTGGATCCAATGATGACGATCATCGTCCTCTGGAATGTCCATAGCTTCTACTGCTTTTTTTGCTTCGATTTCTAGCTGTGCATCACCTAGCTCTAGTTTTGCAAGTTTAGCAAGTTTACGTGCTTTGGTATATTCTTGTGCTAAGTCTACATTTAAGACTTCGTATAGTGTTTTCATAGTGTGCTCCTTAAGGTAATATTGGAAAATAGTAGCCGCCAAACGAACTGCTCATACTAATAGTAGTACCAGCACTTATACCGATATACGTACCTAGTACGCTGATAGTATAACTACTGGCAAATCCACCTGCAACAAAATAGTTGCGGATTTGACTCATTGTAATTGTACTGCCTGTTGGTGGTAAAGCCATTTAGATTCCTATTTTTATTACTGTAACACACTATTTAATACATGTCAAGTTGGATAGCCGAAAAATCCGGCTATCCTTTGTATTATTATTTATCTAGTAGTTTTTGAACCATTGCACGGAGTTCGTCAATTTGACTTTGCTGTTCTTTAAACGCTTCGATAAACGCACCTGCCATAGCACCGTAGTTAACAGTTTTAGTACCATCTTCCATTGTGTTTACAACTTCTGGGAAATACTGTTCAACTTCTTGAGCAATAACACCCATATGAACTTTATCAGTATCTGCTTGGTCATTACGTGTAAATGTTACACCGCGTATACTTAGTATCTTAGTTAGCGGATCAGCAATAACTTTTACATTGTCTTTTAGACGTGCGTCTGAATATGCTGTAACTTCACCGGAAGCAATGAAAGTACCAGTAGATTGGAATTGGAAAGATTGGTCAAACCCATTTACTGCATGGCCGCCAAATGCACCTGCCATATACCCTAGATGTAATATATTACTAGAGTATGCACCATATTGCCAAAAACCATCGGTTGTTTTAATACCAATGACAGGATCCCAACCGGTATAGGTTTGCTGCATAACGTGTGGTATGTGAGTGCTCGGTGTCTGCATTGCAGAGTTCCATGAGAAACTTCTGCCATTAAAACGATACGCTGCTGTATTACCGCTACCAGCATCTAAAGTACCACTAAATGAATCATTTGCATCACTTCTTAAGAACTGAGTACTATCGAGGCCATCGAGTGTGTTAGCATCATCTGCACTAATACCAGTTAGTCCACTACCATCACCTGTAAATGCGTTAGCTGTTATGTTACCAGTG